CGTTGGTCGTGCGTGCCGTCGTACTCGATGCACGAAGCCAGTTCGTCGCACAGAGCCGAAAGCGTAGCGGCGTCGCTTGCCGCCTGCGGCCCAACGAACTTGCCACGCAGCGTAAACGCATCCGGCGGCACTGGTGCCGGTGCAGGCGTCGGCGTGTTCGAGCGGCTCGGCATGAACGCAATCGCCGCAGCCACGAGCAACGCCAACACGGCGACGTGCTTGCCGTCGATCGTCGGCATCTTCGCCGTAGCGATGAACGCCTTCGCCTTCTCGGTGATCTGCTGACCGGCGAGCAGATAGACGGCGAACGCCACGAGTAGAGCTGTGATCACGCTGAAGCCCTCACAAGAGGCAGTAAGGATTCAATGGCACCAGATGCCAGGGCGAGAACGAACGCCCGCAGGGCAGGACGCAGGACCGCCCAGAACGGCCACGCCACGAGCGGCAGGCACGACACGGCAATCATGTCGAAGAGCGACGCTACCGCAGCGAGTGCGATAGCCTTCTTCTCCGGCCCGGAGATCGACGTCGTGGCGTCCAGCGTCTCGACACACAGCCGCAGCAAAGCGACCAGCAGAGAGCCGAACTCACTCCACGTCAGACCGTCACGGGCAAGCACTTTAGAGGTGGTCAGGAACGCACTCACCTTGTGCTCGATGTCGAGGAAAGGGTGTGCGGCAGCAAGCGGTGCGTCAGTGACCATGCCGCCAGACTAGGGCGGCTAGGCGGCTACAGTGACCGGGTGTGACTGGCTCGGCTTGCTAGCCGCCCGGCAGCCCTAGAAACGTGGGATTCGTCCCAAAACAACTGCAACTGACCGCCTGGGATTTTTGCTTGCTTTCGCAAATTGTCCGCCGACCATGCCGGGCGAAGGTTGGTGTAATGAAATGCGACACGCTGTTGCTCTGGATCAGTCAAGTTAAAGGCGCTGCATGGAATTATGTGGTCAATGTGCCAAAGAGACCTGTTTTCCCAAGACATGCCGTCAACAAATTGTCGCGTGATGTGCGACACAAGGTCAGCGAGCGAGCAGCCAGCAACATCCACCAGCCCGGCACATTTACCAGCAGACTGGCGAGAAAGAGCACCGTTGATTCTGCGGCGAAGTCTGTCGGCAACAAGAAAACACGGATCGGATGCCCGCTTGTGTCTCATGTACGCAGCCAGTTCGCGTCTCTTCGCGCCCCTTCTCGCCTTATCGTTTTCTCTGCATCTTAGATAGGTGGCTCTCTGCAAGTCGCGGGCTTTAGCGGGATCTTCCGCCACGCGAGCGCGATTTCTTGCGTTGATCTTTTCACGATTTCGCTTTGCGTAAGCGCACACCCGCGCAATGATTTCGTCTCGTTTCGCCAAATATCGCGCCCTGGACTTCTCTCTTACTAGGACTGCATTTCGCTCTCGCCATGCAGCGTTGGGTTGCTTGGACTTTTCAGGGTGCGCCAATCGAAAGCGACGCATCCACTCTCTGTGATACGCAAGTCGCTTTTCTCGTTGCTGCGGCGTTTCATTTGCGCGCCGCTTTGACGACTTGTTACAGTCAGACATAGCCAACTCTCCTATTTGCGTAGGCGTGGTGGTCAGAGTCCTGGCGAATGTTGAAGCACTCGCCGGGACTCGCTATTTATATCCCCCACAAGGCAGGATCACAAGCGTTCAGCGTCCGGTGCCTTGCAGCCGTCGCCACGCAGCTTTCCGTCGTTGAGGTGCGGCCAAAGCTCCTGCGAGTGGATTGCAGCCAGCATTCCCCACGCAGCGTGCCCGAGGTGCGGCTCGCTTCTGTCGCCGCCGAGGAACTTGTAGATGTGTGCGATGACGTGGTTCAGCAGGTCATGCACGGGCATGCCCTTCTCCCAGTTCCAATCGCCGTACTTCTCAGCGCCCTCGGCGCACGCACGGGCGACTTCTCGCAGACCGATTGGAGAGACAAGGTCATACCGAAACTGCTCAACGTCGGACGAGCGTACGGCACCCGTGCCAAACTTGGCTGTAGTGCCTGGCCGGATGTCGTCGCTCTGTTTGGCAAGGATGCTGTCGCCGCTCCACCGGATGTCGTCCGGTGCCGCTTCCATCTCTCGCTGTCCTTGCAAGATCCAATCCGCCGGGATCTGCTCCTCACGCTCGGCGTAGTACTTCTCGGCGCTCGCCTGCGTAATCTCACGCCACCGCTCTGGCGCGTCTTCCTTGGCGTGGCACTTGCCACCGTCGCAGCATCCGCCGGCAAGGCGAGTCTCTACAGCGTCACGCAGTGCAGCATTGGAGTTTTCGAGATCTGTAATAAATCCTTGCATCTTTTTCCTTTCGATTAGAAGGCGAGCGACATCCGCCGCCAGCGATCCCGATGTGCCGCACCACTGCCCCTGATAGCGATACGCTCGCTGGCGTGCCTCGGCGATGTACTCGTCCGTCAATTCGTATTCCATGCGTCAAGCCTTCTGCGTCCGCAGGTCACGGTCGCAGTAGATCGGCATGGCTTTCGTCACCTCGTGGCGTCCGTGGTCGATGACGATGCACGCTTGGCACGGCGGCTCGTATGCCGCCTTGATTCTCGTGGCGTATGCCGAGTGCCCGATAACGCTGCCGTTGGCGACGTAGCGACCAGCCCGCAACCACTGGAACTGATGCCAGTGCCCGAAGCACGTCAGGTCCGCACGCTTCACGGCGTCCCACGCTGCGATAGCTTTGTTGGTCGGAATCGTGATTCCGCCGATGCCGCCTCCGTACTTGATGGCGTGGCCGTGGTGAAAGCGAATCAGGAACCCGTCAAGGTCGAGATAGTTCAGATACCCGGTGCCCACCTGCCAGCGGACGTTTTTCCGGCTCTCTGCCGCAGCCATCGTCAGGTAAAGATTCTGCTCGAACGAGTGCTCTAGCTCCGTGCCGATGCGTAGCTTTTCGGTGCTTCGCCCGTGGTTGCCGCTGTTGGTGGCGACGATCACTTCCTTGGCGTTCTCTGACACGGCGTCAAGAAATCCACGCAGCCGGGCACCAATCCATCGGGTAGCCGTGAGCGGTGCCAACTGTGCAAGCTCTGCCGTGTCGTCGTGAATGTGCCCACTGATGAAGTCGCCGCCGAGCCAGACAACGACACGGTCGATCTTCGCCAGGCGTCGCTCGTGCTCAAGCAGCACGGCGAAGCGTTCCATGAGTTCGCTCATCCGCTGGTCGCACACGTCCAGGCTGTAGTCGTTCAGCCCGTTCACCGTGTCGGGATCGACACGCTCTTCGGCGTGGATGTCCGAGAGCAGGACGACCATCGTGGCGTCGTGTTTCTTGCGTACCGTTTTTGGTACACCATTCCGCCGTACAGCCTCGATGCCGGTCAGCCCGGCGATTGTGTCGGCTCTCGCACGCTCGGCGTCGATGGCTTGCAGAGCCGCCTTGTAGCGTCCCTTTGCGTCAGCCAGTTCGCTGCGTAGGCGTGCAATCTCTGCGTCAGTCGCCAAGCGTGACGCAGCTGCCACATCTGCTGCGACATCGTCGCTCAGGCTTTTTCGAGCCATGCAAGCACCCCCTGCGTGCCGACGTTGGAAATCCCACGAGCACGCATGTTGTTCGAGATCGAACGGGCGAGCGTCTTTTTCCGCGTGCCAAGCTCGCCGGACTGCCACGCCTGCTTGAGTGCTTGCAGTTCGTCGAGGTGCTTGGGATCTACTCGATCCCACCAGCAGGACGGCCCGTGCCGCACCTCAGACATCTCTCTGCGGACGTCTTCGAGCAGCCCGCCGCTTCGGCTTTTCGTCGTCACGAGTTCCCTCCTTTTTGCGCAGGTTGATCCACCCGTCATCGTCTGGGATGCCGCCGCCGGCGTGCTCTTCGTCGTCGTCCAACTCCGGCGGCAAGATCACCGCCTCTGCTGGTGGCTGCGGCGGCTGATGCTTGGCGCGTCCCATGCACCCAGCGTGGCAGGGCCGTCAAGCGATCGGACCCCACTTGCCCGCCGGACAGGATTGGTCGGCCCAACTCAACTTTGAGACATACCCCGCCGCCCGTGCCACAGGGCAGCCGCACAGTTGGCAGGCGTTGTCCCGCAGGTGCTCGCACGTCAGGCAGATGTCGTGCCGCCTGAT